AGTCCACCATCAAGACGACCAGATAAAGCCACATTGATGATTGGAACAGAAGTAGGAATCATATCCTTCTTCTTAAAGAACTTTGATTCAGATAGAATCGCAGAGTCTTTGATAGTTGTATTCTTTTTAATTTTGTCTAGTATGCTTGCCATATTAACCTTTCAGGAATTCTAACAATTTTTCTTCACTAACCATACCAACCTGTCGTTTAATTTCAGCACCAGTATCATCTACTAGAACCATTGTTGGAACAGATCGCACTTTATATTCTTGCGCCATCATCATCTCATTATCAATATCATATTCTTCGATTGGTATAGTAATTTTATCTTTTGCTCCATCGATAATTTTTGAAAGTCCTTTACATGGACCACACCAATCAGCATAAAATTTTAACAGCTTCATTTATATCTCCTATTATACAGTAACTTTTCTTGCAAGGCAACTATGGATTGTTCTTGGAATGTGGGACATCAAAGACGAATGTAATTCTTACAACATCTCCAACATTTTTAGTTCCATGTGATAGTTTATTGTTGAACCAAATCAAATCACCAGCATCTATCTGTAAAGATTCTCCACCAACTGTGTAAACATACGAACCTTGTATTGCAAGATGGTATCTGTCTCTTGTTTGGTAATAATCTCCAATATCAATATGTTGTCCAACTTCTCCACCAATAGGCAGTGAAAGGAATCCACATCTGTCAAATTTCTTAAAGTTGCGTTTTAAGAATCCTACAATCTCTGTGTGTCTGTTATACGCTGGTGTTTCTACAGATGATTGACTATCACCCACATATTGATTTAGGTCTTTTACAGTACCAATTTTTAATTGAAGAACTCCAGCTGCAACTGCAGGGAATCCATACTCATTAACTAAATCATGCACACCTTCAATATCTTTCTGAGCACCCCAATCAGCTGGGTACTGTTGTAGTTGTTTCAATATCTTAGAAACATTGATACCTTTTTTAATAACTCTAATGTTAGCCAAAGAAATCCTCCAATGAACTTTCTTCTTGAGTCTTCCAACCTAATGGTTCAATAACAATTTGTAGTGCGTCCAAGAAAACCTTCTCAAACATCTTGTCATAATCTATGTATGATTCTAATTTAAACTCTTTTGGTAGAACCTGAGGAAATGCAATCACATCTTCTTGGAAAGGATTCGGTGTACGAACATACACAAAACGAATCTTATCTCCATCACGGATTGGTTGATACTTCTTATCAATACCCATACGCTTGCAGTGGTGATTGAACAACAATGCGCCACGAACATGGATTGGTGTTCCCTTTGTATAAATCGGACTGCCTGCATACTGCTTCAATCCATTCACACCTCTCGGGAAAGCAATCTCTTGAATCGGTAATCTGTCAAACTCTTTTCTAAACTCCATAACATATGTATGTAAGTCTTTTTGATCCCCTGCGAGGATAACTTGAAGCGAATCACGCAACTTTGTACGAATAACCGCAGGTGTAGATGACTTGACCATCTCCAGACCCATAACTTTAATCTTAGGTTTCGCAAACTGCACTCCTTCTGAGTTGTGAACATTAATAATATATCGTTTCTTTGCAGTCCAGATGGCTTTGTCAGCAAGAACTTCTCGCTTCATTACCATCTTCTGACTATACGCATTCATGTAATCTGATAGTTCGGTATAACCTTGATCAATGAATGGTTGGAAAACATCTTCGCAGATCTTATCCATGTACTTGATCTTCTGCTCAGTGTTCTTACCTTCGCAAACTTTCTCAATGAGATGTTCAAGTGTAAGATAGATTGAGTCAGTGTCAATCGCAATAACGAAATCTTGACCCTCTGTCTTGAGAGTCTTGTTGAGAAATGCATTTAACTTGTTCGCCATCCAACGAATGGATAGTTGACCAGAAGTCGTAATACCCTCTGCCATTCTAATATCGAAGTAACGGAAGTACTGATTACCCATCGCACCATAAGCAGAGTTAAGAGCAATCTTCATCGCCATCTGCAGATTGTTAAGACGAGAGATATCTTTTAGCAGGTGAACCTTTGTCTTATCGTTTTGGTATTCCTGCTCAATCTTCAGCATCTGTTTCTTAAATTTGGAACGATTGATATACATCTCTTCCATCAACTCAGGCATGAACCCTTTGATGTCTTTGCGATATGTCCAACCATTCGCAGTCATGGCAAGGTCTCTTCGTTTCAGATAATCTGTATCAATCTCTTTGTTTAGTAACTTGTCAACAGTAACAGACAACTTCTCAGATGTCAGAGTTTCTGGACTAATGTTATACTGCATAATCAAGTGAGGATACAAACTGTTCAAGTCAAAGGAAACAACCCACTTGTGCATGCCAATCATTGGATCCTTAACATAAGCACCTTCGAATTGTGCATCTTTACCAGAGTACGACTTGGCTGGAATCACAATACCTTTCTTACGCAGGTGATTGTAAATGATAGTGTCCCACATACGAACCTGAGAGTAAACATCTTCAGGATTAATCTTCGCATTGTATGCCATGGTCAGGTGTAACTCAAGCAGACGCATTTTGTCTTCGAGTTTATCAACTAACTCCACATCGTGAATGTTATATTCAACAAAGTCTTTCCAGTGGTTTGTATAGAAATCTTTGAAGTCATTTCCTGGATTCTCTTTCTTGGCATCGTCCAGTTCTTCACCAGCAATGTAATCCAAACGATATGACTCTTGTTTTGTATATGTATATTTCTTGTAGAGTTCGAGATAGTCCAGCTGAGAGATACCTAGAATGTCGTAGTGAATCTCTTCATTACCTTTAATGAAAGTTTTTCGTTGATTGACATAACCCCATGGACTAATCTTGTTAGCAAATGTGTCACCCAACTCTCGCTGAATGCGATGAATCAAGTAAACATTATCAAAGAAGTCTGTGTTCCAACCAGTGATGACATCTGGGTAATTACCTTGCCACCAAATCATAAACTCTTTGAGCATGTGTTGTTCGTCACGACAGTTGACCATCGTAACATCAGAACGAGGAGACTTATACTCACCATACTTTGTTTGAGCAAAGGTAACAACCTTCTTGGATTGAAGATCCTTAATGGTGATTAGAAGAACCTCTTCGTTGGCAGACTTGATGTCTGGGAATCCATTCTCAGTTTCAGTCTCAATGTCGATTGTGAATACTTTAATCTGTTCCATATCCCAGTTGACATCGTCTTCGTAGGTGTCAGAGATATATTGATATGCGTAGTTGGTGTTACCGTAAACTGGGAATCCTTCAACACCTTCGTATCGTTTTAGGAAGTCACGAGTCTCACGAATACCTCCAGGTTTTATTTCATCAACGAATGTATCTTCTAAAGTCTTCCATTTTGATTCAACCTTAGAAGTGACAAAAAGCGTAGGATAGAAATCTACCTTACGCTGATATGCTCTGCCGTTTTGATATCCTCTAACGAGGATCTTGTCGCCCACTGGGTGGACGCTGGTGTAAAATTCCATTAAGTAGTTTTTCCATACATTAGTTGCATTGCGTCAAGTGCGCAGTCGTGGACAGGATGATGCTTGATAACTTCGTGTCGTTTGAAGAGAGGATGATCTACTTCTACATAGCCATTCGTGGTTCCAAACATAATGTCTACTGCAGTTCTGACATCTCTCCACATATTATACCCTGTAATCTCTTCCAAGTCAAATTTAACAGCAAGCGAATCAATTACCATCTGGTCTAGTGAACCTCGTGCCCACATTGTTTGTTGTTTTGCATTCGGAAACTTTGCCATGTAATCATAGAACTTTTGCATTCCATTTTCCACAGTCATGTCTTCGTCAGATGGATCCACAGATACCTTACGAACATATTCGTGCTGGTCTTTCCACCATCCCAAAGTAGACTTAGACGCTGAACGACCAGCTGTCAATTGTTGCTTGACATCAAACTTTACAAAGCATGCATTGTCTAACAAGTCTTGATAGGTTGGTCGTTTCTCTGGATCAAAGTGAACCATAGCTGCAGAAAGAACCACACAGTTGGATTCTACTCCCAGCGTTTCCACATCGAACATGAACATTAGAATCCTCTACCTTCACCATCTTTAGTAAAGAATGATTTGATCTTTTGCTCTTTAGTCCAACCAGCAGTATAATCATTATCAATATCACAAAGAGCGATGGCTTCGTCTTCAGTAACAACACGATGTGATGTAATCACTTCTGGAAGTGCCAACTGAGAAAACTCTTTAGCATCTTCGCAGGTAACATCATCCATGGCATACTCTGGATTAGATGCAGGTGCTTCGACCATGTAACGCATGCGGTAAGACATGACTGCTTCGACCAATACCCACACCGAACCTTCTTTGATTTTAGATGGGGTTTCCAACTCTTGAATACGAGCAGTCAATACGCTAACAGCAGTATTGAAATGACCAGTACCCTCAATGTCAGGATCATAACGATCAAGTAGAACTTGTCGTTCTTGTTTCAACATATCAATATATTCTTTACTCATTAATCATCTCCTTAGTTAAAGCCAACGAATTCTTCAATGCCTTTTCAGCAACTCGCAATCCGTATTCCATTTCATATCTTTGTTGTTTCAATAAAGAAATCTCACGAGATTGTTTTGTATTCTGCTCATACAACTCTGTGGTATCTTTCTTGAGTTGTTGAACCCAAGTAGTTACTTTATGAATAGTAACCCAAGTACCATCAGCAAGTTTGGTGTGACCATCACGAATGCGAAATTCATCAGTCCATCGATCACCTTCTTTATAAGATGGCATTGGTTCAAACAAAAACAATTCTTGTTGTTCTAATTTCTGTAGGAGAACATCAAAGTTTTCTTCAACTGTATCTTTACCATAAAACATTATTCATTCTCCTCATACTCATATTCTTCTTCCTTGCCAGCCATTGCTGCATGGATGTCGCAAAGAGTTGTATGCCAGCCATCAGTGTATGTTTTTCCTGGAGCACCACATTCTTCGCATGTATGATAACTCATACTCTCAGCAAACGAGATATATTGATAATGTTTATCGGTTGCTGCCTGAACATAGAATCGAAGTCCACCGAACTTCTCTTTTACTTGAACAGCAACTGGAACCTTCAATGTTTCTTCATCAAGTTTTACTTTGGCTTCGTCAATTGCTTCTTGTGTTACAGTTTTTGTTCCATAAAGAATACTACCAGCACCAACTTCCACAAGATGATCATAGCGACTCTTGGCTTGACGATATTCAGAAGTCAATAGACCACAAAGAACATCGATGATATTATACCAACCATCACCACACTCAAGTCCCCAGCACATTGCTGTGGTGCGCATATCTGCATTACGATCTTTAAAGATCAGCGGATACTTTGCACAGAGTGCTTCGTCTAATTCTCGTTTCATAATTAACTCCAAGTCCTATGTGCTTCAGCAATATGTTCCATGCCGTCATATTCTTCAACAACATAGTCAACTCCATCTGGAATTTCTACAACTGATAGTTCGGCATGAGAACCATTGGCTTTAGAACCTAACTCTTCAACTGCTTGAACCAATGCTGGGTCATGTCGTTCGATCTCTCGTTCGTAGATAGTTTGTTCTGAACGCAACTTGTTATAAGTCATACGATCGTCCATAGACATTGAGTAGAATGCTTCACCTTCTTTATCTTCAACACGATCTTCTGGCTTAACTGTCCAGTAAGTCCAAAACTTCCAGACACCTTCACCCTGTTCTGGGTATACAGTGATACCTTTGATCTCAAAGTATCGCATAACAGCTTCGTGGCTTAAACTAAAGCCACCATAACAACGATTGATTACTACTTTCATTTTATTACCTTTGAATTATCTGCAACATCTTTATCATCACGCAGTTCAATAAACACTGGAAGGAACAAAGATTCTTCTCCACTTTTGTTCTTGATTCTAGAATTATACTTCACTGCCACGATTTTGTCAACTAAATTTTCTTTCCAATATTGTTTTCGTTGTGCATCATTGAAACCAGATCCTACATTTACCTTTACAATTCCATCTGCGGATTCACAGATAATTGCACCAAGCATTCCTACTGCTTTACCTTTACCTTCTTCGACTGCAACAATTTTAAGATCGCATTCCAATTCACCTTTGAATTTAATCTGAGTCTTGCTTCGTTTGTCTTCCCATTCACCAGCACCATCTTTAAGGATGATACCTTCATATCCATCTGCAAGATAACCTTGAAAAATGTCTTGTGCTTCTTCTAGTGTTTGCACGATGGTTGAAGTTACAGACCAAATCTTTTTACCTGCAGATTCTTGTTTGTCCACAATTGCTTGTAAAGTGGCGAATCGTTTTGAGTATGGAGTCAAACAGTATCCATCAACGAATGCTACATAAGGAATCAAATCCCAAACAGTTGCATGAACCTTTGCTGCATCTACGGCAGAGATTGTACCCTTGTTTGCTTTGTTGAGGATACCATTACCTGTTTGACGATCTGCGAACTGCATCGTCATGTCGTCCATGACCAACAACTCACCATCGAATACACAATCAACATTACCAGCAAGTTTTGCGAACTCTGCTTCGAGATTACCCAACAACAGAATCTGTTTGCCATTTCGACTACGGAATTCTACTTTACCATCCCGCACAATGGCATTGAATCGCATACCATCCATCTTCATTTGAGCATAGGCTGGGAACTTAATCTTGTCAACCAACTTCTGTTCGAATGGTGAACATAACATGCATGGGTATTCAGGAATCAAACCAGACCAAACTTTGTTGGCAGTCGATACATCAACACCACACTTCAAATCTTTGGAGATGATTCTCTCCAATACCTTAGCATCATCAGCCGATACGGATGAGAGAAGCATGCGGAGATATTCAATTGCTGCATTACCAGTGACAACTCTTTCCTTCAAGTCATATAATGCAAGCATGGCTTGATCAAGACTTGTTTGTTTTGAGTCAGTGGTGTACTCAGGAATCTTTCGTTGATAGAATTGAGTAAATGGATCCAGTGCTAGCCGAATTACCTCACGCAGAGTTTCGTTATCGCTCTGTGCGTTTAATTGGTCGATCTTGAAATTGCGTGAGGCATTTTCAGCGAGACTGTTTAGAAATTCATTTATGTTCATTCAATACTCCATCAATATGTTTACACTTACCATGATATTTAAAACCGATACAACTACAATACATGCCATGCTCTGACTTCTCTACAGTATAAACATGGTCTTTAGTACCCTTGACATGCCAGATCTGATGAGTTGGCTCTTGTCCTTTGAAGTACATGTTGCGTTTGATAACTTTGAATTTACGATAGCGTGTATCAATACGAATCGGATTCTTGAACATCATGAAGTCTTTTGGATCATTTCGTTTGAAGTAACCAAAGATTTTGTCCATGGATTCAGTCATGATGTAGGTATGGTTACATGCCGTACCAGCATCCCACTGAGTGAGTTCTCTAGCGAGAATCATGC